TCTGCACACGTTGCGGCGCGAGTTGGAGTCGGCGCAGCCAGCCCAGGCATTCGCCCACGCCATGAAGATTGCAGACATCGTGCGCCTTGTTGCCATTCTCGAGCGCATTGCGTGCGTGCCTGAGACTGATTGAACGCTACGTTCGCAGGGGAGTGGTAGAGTCGGCAACAGGAGAATCAAATGTCAGAGAAGGCACAGTGGCAGAATCGCATCGTTGGCTATGCGGACGTTGACCCCAAGACGCTCGCGCCCAATCCGCAGAACTACAGACGCCACCCGAAGCGGCAGGGCGACGCCGTGACGGGCAGCCTGAACGAACTCGGCTGGATTCAGGACGTGCTCGTCAACAAGACCACGGGGCGCATGATCGACGGGCATCTGCGCGTTGAGTTGGCATTGCAGCACGGCGCGCAGAGCGTGCCCGTCAAGTACGTGGAGCTTAGCGAGGCTGAGGAACGGTTGGCGTTGGCCACGCTTGACCCGCTTACCTACATGGCAGAGACGGACGCGGCGGCGCTCGGTGCGTTGCTGGAGGGCGCGAGTACGGGCGACGCGGCGCTTCAGGAGATGATTGCAAAGTTGGCTGAGGATAACGGGCTATTCAAGCCCGAGCCTGTGCAGGACGTGGAGCCGCAGATTGACCGTGCGGAGGAGTTGCGCCAGAAGTGGGGCGTTTCCTCTGGTGATTTATGGGCGCTCGGTGAGCACCGCATCATCTGCGGCGACTGCACCGATGCGGCTGTGGTGGCGCGCGTGATGGAGGGGGAGAGGGCCGACACCATGGTAAGCGATCCTCCATATGGCATCGGCTACGAATACCGCGAACACGATGATGCGAGCAATGGCGACAATTTGCAGTTAGTGCAGGACGCGTTTGCCAATGCGCCCGCCGCTCGCGTGTGGACGTGTGGACTAATGAATCTTGCGCGCGACTTGGTGTGGAATCCTGGCGCGAAGGTTCTTGCTTGGCACAAAGGTTTTGCCCAAGCAGGGAACGGATTAGGCGGGGCTGGCACATGGGAACCTGTTTTGGTGGTTGATGTGAAGAACGGGACTTTACCAAACGACTATTTGCATTTCTCGACAGATAGGGAGCCGGGGCTGCGTGAATTACATTCATGCCCCAAGCCCGCCGCGCTTTTCTCGCACCTGATAGAACACTTGGCAGGGCACACAGTGTACGAACCTTTCTCCGGTTCCGGCACGACCATCATCGCCTGCGAGAACCTGGGCCGCAAGTGCCGAGCCGTGGAGATTTCCCCCGGCTATGTCGCCGTAGCCATAGAACGCTGGGCCACGGCAACCGGCAGGACACCGGAGCGCATCCCATGAGCGGCCCATCGACGACAAGCGCGCTGCGCATTGCCCATGCGGAAAGGCGCACGCAGTACGTCAACCTGCGCAAGGCGGGCTACACCTACGAGCGCATCGGCGCGCAGTACGGCGTCACGCGGCAGGCTGTCTATAGCGGTGTGAAGAAGGCGCTGGACGAAATCAAGGCAGAAGGCGTGCCTGAGCTGCGCACGCTTGAAAACGAGCGGCTTGACGACATGCTGCGCGCCATCTATGCGCAGGCTGTGAAGGGTGACACCGGCGCGATTGACCGTATCCTGCGTATCATGGAGCGGCGCGCCAAGTTGTGGGGCCTGGATGCGCCCGTGCAGAGCGTCGTTGACAATGGGGGCACGACACGAATCCTAATTGAGTACGCCAGCGACAGCAACGATCCGGCTCCCGAAGCCGCTTGAATGGCAGCAGCAAGTCAAGGCTGAGCGCGCCCGTTACAACGTGCTGTGCATAGGACGGCGCGCCGGCAAGACCGTATTGCTGCAAGACCTCTGCACAGAGCCGGAGGTATTGCCCTACCCTGTGGGCTGGTTTTCGCCCACGTACAAGGACATGCTCGAGGTGTGGCAGGATATGACAATGCGCCTTGCGCCCGTGACGCGGCGCATCAGCGTGCAGGATCGGCGCATTGAGAACATAGCGGGCGGCGTGCTCGAGTTTTGGTCACTGGAGAATGCGCAGGCGGGCCGATCGCGCAAGTACAAAAGAGTGCTCATTGATGAGGCGGCAAAAGTGCCCGGGCTGCTAAATACATGGAACATGGCGATCCGGCCCACGCTTGCCGACTACAAGGGTGATGCGTGGTTTGCCTCGACGCCGTTCGGGCGCAATGGATTCTGGCAACTCTACCAGCGGGCGCAGAGCGGCGCTCGGCACTGGCGGGCGTGGCAGTTGCCAAGCAGCGTTAACCCACTGCTGGCGGCTGAGGAACTCGAGGCCATGCGCGAGAACATGCCCGAGGTGAACTACAGGCAGGAGATTCTGGCAGAATTTGTAGATGATGGCGTGGCCGTCATTCGCTTCGTGGATGAGGCCGTGATGCTCGACATGCAGCACGGGCCGCACAGTTCTGGTACGTACATCGCCGGCATTGACTGGGCGCTGACCAACGACTACACCGTGTGCACGATTGTGGACGCAGCTACTGGGCAATGTGTAGCGATAGACAGGTTTAATGGCGTGGAGTACGCCATGCAGCGCGAACGCATAGCGGCATTGTGCCGACACTGGCGGGTTGCGTCTGCAGTTGGTGAGCAAAATAGCATGGGCAAGCCAAACAATGACGAGCTGCGGCGCATGGGTGTGCCCGTGCGGGACTTCACAACGACGAACACGACGAAGGCCGACGCTATTGAAGAATTGGCGGCGGCTTTTGAGCATAGGCGCATTCGCATACCTCAACATGCGCCGCTGATTGAGGAACTGAAGGCGCTGCAAAGCGAGCGATTGCCCGGCGGCGGTGTGCGCTACGCCGCGCCGGACGGAATGCACGACGACTGTGTTATGTCGTTGGCGTTGGCATGGTATGGCGCAAGCAACCGGATTACGCGCGCCCGAGTGAGGGAGTACTAAATGATTGACATCATGCGCCTTGCGCCCGACCAACTTGAGAAGTACATCCATTTGCAAAGCATTGTGGACAGGCAAGCCGCGGACGCTGCCCGCGTGCGTGCCCTGCGCGCCTACTATACGGGCGAGCACCCCGTCATGCTCACCGACAGGCAGCAGGAGTTTCTAGGGCCACTGGTGGAAGGGGAGCAATTCACCTTTGCGCATAACCTCGTGCGCGTTGTCGTCAACACGCTGGCCGAACGGCTGAGCGTTAGCGGCTTTGCAATCAATGGTGTAGCGGCGGCTGAGGATGATGGTACAGCAGGTGCGGCGGCACTGTGGGCACTCTGGAAGCAACTCGGCGCGGATTTGACCGAACAGGAGCTATACCCCGCTGCCATGCGCGATGGGCGTGCGTTTCTCATGGTTGATTTTGATTCCGTCACGCAGCAGCCGCGTTGGAATATGTACGAGGTAGACGACGACCGTTCTGGAATCATCATTCACCGCGACCCAGAGGATAAGCGGCGTGTACTCTTTGCCACACGCTACTGGTGGACATTCGACCCATTGACACCAGGCACAACCGGCATTGAGCGCAAGACCGTGTACCTGCCAGGCGAAGTGCGCAAGTATCGGCGCGGTGGAAACACTGCCCAATGGCAGCCGGTGCAGGATGACGGCGACCCGTCGTGGCCGCTGCCGTGGCTCTACCAGGACGGCGCGCCAATGGGTGTGCCTGTGATTGAGTTTGCCAACCCCGGCGGCGCTGAGGCCGAAAACTTTATCGGAATGCAGAACGCACTTAACAAAAGCTGGCTTGACCTCATGGCCGCTGCGGATGCCAGCGGATTTCCCATTTTGGCCGTCGAATACAACGACCCCAATGCAATGCTCGGGCCAGCCTCGTCCGACGACGACATTAGCGGCGACGACGAGCTTAAGATTGCGCCGGGCCGTCTCATGGAGCTTGCGGGCGGCACATTGCACCGTATCGAGTCGGCCAACCTTACGCCCATGCTTGACGTGATTTGGGCGTTGACCGCTGCGATTGCCGGTGTCAGCCGCACGCCACAATACTATCTGCGTCCTGTGGGCGGTGGCGACGTGCCCAGCGGTGAGGCATTGAAGCAACTGGAGTCGGGCCTTGTGGCGCGTGCCGTCAAGCGCCAACGTGTGTGGGGGCAAGCGTGGGAGGAAGTGCTGCGCATGACCATGCGCATTGCGGAGACGTTCGGGCCGGGCCTGGGCGTTGACCCCGACGCATCGATTGCCGTGGAGTGGGAAGACCCGAGTACACGCAACGAACTGCTGCAAGCGCAAACGGCGCAGACGCACAAGGCTTTGGGCGTGCCCGACGAACAGGTGTGGGCTGTGCTGGGCTACAGTCCTGAGGAGATCGCAGAGTTCAAGGCGTCGGCCAGTGCCGACAAAGCAGCGCAGGTGGCAAGCATTGCCGCGGCGCTGCGCACGCAACAGATAGGGAGCGCGAACAATGGCAGAACCAACAACACTGTACAGCAAAACGGGGCAAGCGGTAACGGTAGTGTCGCCCAGCGAGGTGAGACGGCTTGAGGCGGAAGGCTGGACGCGTGAAGCGCCCGCGCCCAAGCCTGAGGAAAAGCCCAAGTTCATGCCAGTGCCCAAGCAGAGTAAGGGTAAATGAATCCGCTGATTGCCGCCTTGCTTGCGGCGGGCGTGATATCGGCTGAAGAAGCGCGCACGCTTAACGGCTTGCTGAATGAGGGTGCGACGCGCATAGAGGCGGAGCAGCGTGTGGCCGCGGCCTTTGCCACCGGCTTTGAGAATCAGCGCAGCCGGTTGATTCGTGCGCTCGACATGGGCAATGTGGATTATCGCGACCCCATGCTGCCTACCTTCTGGGCGGCTGAGCATGACCTTCTGGCGCGTGACGTGCTGCCCACGTTGACGGGCATAGCGCAGGACGTGGCGCTTACGGCGACTGTACGCAGTGGCGGCCTGGCAGACTGGCGCACAGTCAATGAGGCGGTGATTGCGTGGACGGATAGCCACTATCGCAGCGTGGCCGGCGACGCGCTGGGCTCAATACCCAACCTGGACAATAC